TAATATCTAAATTACGTATAAATCTTTTTTTCCACTTGTCCGTATCTGTAAATCTTTTAGCCATTATTTTAAAATAAAAACCGACTACAAATAAAAAAGGCAGCCACGACCAAGTGAATACTGCCAATTTTACCCGTAATCGGATATAATTTATTAAAGATAATTCTGATTTTTTCATGGTCGTTATTTAAATTCATCGCAAATATACAAATAATTATTGATATAATGGAGTTTATTTATAATATTTTTAATCTGCTGAAATATCTCCGCCCGTTCAATTATTTTAGACATGACTGTTTCATCCCGTTTAATACTAAATTTTATCACCTCATTTGCTTTTATGTTACGGGTGTAATTCACATCGTCATCGTAAGTATAAACCGCTACAAATACAATAAAGGCACTATCCAAACCAGTACATAATAATTGTTCCTGCACCTGATTGTAATTAGCTTTGTAACGTTTTTTTATGTATTCAACTCCTCCCAGGGAGTCATTCCTAAACTTCTCAAAAGCTAAAAAATCATTAAACGAACATGACTTTAATTCCTCAAAGTTTATTATTTTTCCGTTTGCCATTTGTGCAAAATCCAAAGAGCATTTCAGTACGTCCATTTTTTCATAAACTTTTACAACTTGCGGGTAAAAATCATTGGGTAAAATTAATCCGTATCTATCCTCAATTATTGCGCCCGTGCGTAAAGCATCTATCGGGCTTGCCTTTGCGTTGTAATGGGGTTTCCTGTCGCTTACAAACCTCTTTAATAGATTATGATGTGTCTTAGTGTGTAACCCTGCTAACAGCGCAGCAACGTCCCCGCTGCCTATATACATAGTTTTCATATTAGATTTTTTGATTTGAATTGATTGTAAACTGTGGCAATTTCCTTTTCTCCCATGTCCTCAAGATCACCTAAATTAAAATGAGAAAGGACATTATCTTTTAATTTAGTATCTTTTAGGCAGAGTGAAAATACTGCGTCCTTTTTTGCATCCTGTGTTATAGGCTCAATCTCTTGGCTCTTTTCTGCGTCTGGGTCCTCACCCGTTGCAATTTTATAGGCATTTAGTAAAGCGTATTTTCTGGCATAAGTTGAGGCTTTACCAAACCCCTTATCACCCGAATCAATACCTTTTCCAAATGATTCAATGTCTATAAACTGGGTTGTGTCCTCTAAATCAATTATACGCAAAGTCATTTTGATATTGTCAATATGTACAATTGATTCCTTGTCCCCCCGCATCTGTTTTATAAACTCCGATTTAATCAATTCCTGTTTAATGGGTATTGATAATATTTGTTTTTTTCCTCTGCTCTTTTAACTTGCAGGGTAACCACCGCATCCGAAACGGCTTTGTAAGAATAATTCCCGCTTCCTACTTTCATGTCCTTTTCAATGTTCATTATTTCCATTGAAACGGCTTGAATTTTCTGGTAAAGATTTAATTTAATTTCCATTTTTAGTTTTATAAGTTAATATTTTTCAATTTCAGAATCTTTACTCAAAATAATTTTATTTTCATAATAATAGCGGCAAATTGCTTTATTAGATAATTTATGTTCTGTTGTATTAAATGAATTTATATAAGCGTTATCCCATGCTTTCACAGTGGCGTTACCCCCTGCTTCCACAGTGGCGCTATCCCTTGCTTCCACAGTGGCGCTACACCATCGCTTCAACAGTGGGCGTTATCCCATGCTTTCACAGTGGCGCTACCCCTTGCTTTCACAGTGGCGCTACCCCTTGCTTCCACAGTGGCGCTACCCCATGCTTCAACAGTGGCGTTATCCACCAATAAAAAGCCTTTAATAACAGTTACATTAATAGCCAAATCATATTTATTTAATGTTTTATTACCCACTTTTTCGAGCAACTCAATATCAATAATTTTATTATTACAACTCCATGAAAAGTTATCTGTTAATACAGTGATTAACTCTTTGTAATTTTCAGAGTCTAATACTCTTTTAAATTCTGTTGTGCAAGCAGATTTACTTTTACATCTACTTACCATTTCTGTTTTAAATTCTTTAAAGTTCATTTTTTTAGTGTTTTAAAGCCCGTATAAAAAGTTTGCATCCACCCCTGTAATTCGGCAAATAGCTAATATTGTTTCTGGGGCAATCATTTTAGCTTTGCCCGTTGCTATGTGTGATATTCCTATGGCTGCCGACTGATGGCTGCTTTCCGGATAAACTTCCCGGGCGATGTCGTTCTGGGTTAACCGAACGCCCGTTCGGTCCTGATAGGCTTTTATAGCCTCATGTAATTTAATTCTCATTTTTTTATTTGTTTATAAAGTTAATGATTTTTTCGATTAGTAAGCCAAATGATTGATATAATAATTGGTTCTTTTTGCTTTTAAATTCGTACTTTGTTTTCAGTGCAATCAAATCTGTTTTAAGGTCATTAATTTTAGCTACATCACCTTTCGATAATTCCGATTCAATTTTAGCAATCCTGTCATTCTCGGCTTTTATTTCGGATTGTTTTTTAGCCTCTAATTGAGCGGCTAAATTATCAGCTTCTTTTTTTGCAGCATCTATTTTAGCTTGTTGTATTTGACGTTCTTTTTCGATTTTGTCAGCTTCAATTTTTGCTAATCTTTGACGTTCTTTTTCATCTGCAATGCGCTGTTTTTCTTTTATATCAGCTTCTTTTTTAGTTTTGCATTATCAATTGCCAATTGTTTTATCCTTGCGGCTTCTTTTTCGGCTGCTTCAATACGTTTCTTTTCAGCCGCTTTTTCGGCTTCAACACGTTGTTGTTCAACAATACGCTCAGCCTCAATTTTAGTTTCATAATTAACTTTATTTCCTGCCAAATAATTAACCCAAGTATCATTATCCATTGCTCCCAAAAAATCAGGAATAATAATAGTAACATCTGAATATTTACGTATCTCAATTTCTCGATCGAGTTGTAATTGATCAATACGTTGCTTTTTCGATATTGGCAAAATGTTGCTCAATTTCTTTTGCCTCCTCCTGATTCAATCTTGCTGCTCCATTAACCGTATTAAACAAAGCATCAATTAAAACGTGATTCAAGCAAAACAATTTCCTTATCAATAGTTTTTTGCTGTGATGCACGACTGCAAATTTTACCTAAATCAAGTTTGATTCTTTTGGCTTTTTCAACATCTTCCTCATTTCCTATTTTTAATTGTTTAATGAGGTCGCCTTGCTCTGTAACCTCATTCATAAGCGGAGCATAACTAAATGCAATTTTCTCGGCTTTTGTCAAATCTTCAATTTTTGATAACTCGACAACTTCTTTAATTTTTACTGGTAATGTGTTCATCGTTTTAGTTTTTTAAAATGTAATTCAAAAGTACTTATGTCAATGTCAATTGTTAATGTCATTCTGTTTGACTTACTGTTTGACTTAACCCAGTTCCACATCGAGGGGTATCTACATCTTTAATATTATTAAATTCGATATCCGCTTCCCAGGTGTTAGAAGTTCGTTGTATCCTGCGAACAAATCCCTTTGTTCTGTCCTGTAAGTGGCGTAATACGTCGCAATGGTATGTCATTAGTATAACTGTGTTTGTAAGCAGTCATAAACGTAATCGCTGTCCTCGTTTAAAGTGTCTAATTGCTGCTCGGTTAATTTCGTGCCGTAGTAATATGCCTGGCTAATATATGCGTCCACAAAGTCGGGTGCATCTTTGAAGTCAATATCATCAATCCAAATGTTATCTAAATGTTTAGGGTCGAATAAATCTGGGTAATATTCTAATTGTTTTTGCTCCCTGTTATATCTCCGCTTCCAGTAAGCCAAAGATTTTAATTGTATTTCCCTGTCGTGATTCCATTTATCAACTATCCATTTTGATAACTGGTTGTAAATTTCAGGCATTTGCTCAGATAGCCTTTTTTCATAATGGTCGATGTTGTACTGAATATCTTCCAACTTCGATAATCTTTCGTGTGTTGTCATTATATTAAATTATAAAGTTTAATAATCATTTCCGCTGCTTCTTGTTTGTCGCTGCTTTCCCAAAATTTCATACTTTCAATTCTGCGCTCCCTTAATTGGTAATCGAGTTTTAATAGGGTGTGAAACGCCTGTAATGCTATTTCCTGATTTGTTCTAAAATCAATTTGCATCATTATGTTGGTTTCCTGATCTTCTAAATTCTCGCTGATCTGTCCGAAAAACATTTTGTGTTGATGGTCTAACATTGGTTTATGCAAACCGTCTTGCATCAATTTAATCAGTTTCATTATTGCGGGTAATCTTATCATACTCGAAGTATAAAACTTTTTTAGATCATCCGTACTTCTGGTAATTTCTTCTTGTTTAATCATTGTCGTATATTTTTAGTTAAATTCATACAGCAAATATATAACTAATACTTATACAAAATACAAAAACCTAATTATTTTTAAATTATCTTTATAAGTAATTATAGTTTTATATATAAATAGTTGTAAATGTAAATGTTATAGATTAAAGTATTTATTAAAAATTATGCTATTTAACACAAAAAGACCCCACAATATCTAAATTATGAGGTCTAAAAATGGAAAGTAATATGAAAACTAACCCGACAATCTTAGGTTTTTACGCTCAGACTGTGTTACTTTTAAGTGAAAAAAGATGTCGTAATCTTCGCCAATATCAAGCTCCTTTCTTAATTTATCTTTGTGATGTCTTATGTCGGCTTCATTGTTTACGGTTGCCGGGTAATCTTCTTTGTCGGATTTGCCCCCGTTTACGATTTCATAGTGTGTTATTTCTGGCATAGTTTTTATTTAGGATCGTATTCTACATGAATATGTGTTGAATGCACCACCACATCATAATCTTTGCCCAATACACCCCTTAATCGTATAGCTAATTTGTTGAGCATAAACATATCAATTTTGCCATCTTTGATAAAATAGAAAGTTCTAAAGTCTAAGGCTCTGCCAAAAGGGTGAAGGCTACCTAGACTGTGTATAAATTCATTGCCTTTAAAACATTCTGTACCGGCTGTTATAATAGCTTCATGTCCATAGGCTTTCCAGATAGCATCGACATTAGTGAGTACTTTACGCATTTCAATAGCAAGCCCTATTAGACTTACTGAAGCATCTTTACGTTTCATTACTTCTTTTTAGGAAGGTTATCGAAAATAGCATCTACTATCCCATAAATATCATTATGATATTCTTTAGGAATCTTGTTTTTTAACCGTTCGATAATTTGATTGTCTGCAATTCTTATAGCCGGACCGTCAAAAGTTTCCATCCATCCGTCAAATTCGCAAATATCATCAAGTTGTTTCTCCTGTTTTGGTGTCATTACACCCTTACGTTCTTCTGCCATAGCTTTAAATTTTTAGTGAATTGTAAAAGTAAACTATTTTTTTAATATATCATCTCTTTTTTTAAAAAACTTTGTCACCTTTTTTCTTAGTTAATAATTTTTTAGTTTCACTTTGTAAGTCTTTATTTTCGGTTGTTAATTTATTCCCACCAGAAACTAAAAATGCTAAAGTAGAACTGTATCCGATTAATGAAACACCCCATGCGGGTAATCCTAAAGGAGTAAATGAAAGTATGCCAAGTCCTATTCCTAGCCCTAAAGCAATGTTTGTAGTAATCTTATTTCTTTTTTACTTTTAGATTTCCAGCGTCTAATAATTAATGATATTATTTCCAGTGTTTTATTCATCACCATATTTTTTGTGTTGTTTTGAAATCGTGTTCTATTACATAAGTGCCTCCGATATACGGATGTTGTAAAGTCTTTATCCCTTTTGGTTTTTCATCTTTTACAGTATCTATTAATCAAAAAATCATATAACAACTTAGCGAAATACCCTATCGTAGCACCTATGAAAGCTAATATGATAGTATTCATTATTGCCTCTAAAGATGGAAACGTCATTGATAGCATTGTGCCATTGAGTGTATCAAACCCCTCTGATGACAAGCTGCCAATCGCTCCACCTGACATTGTCCAAACTGTATTTTTCATATCGCTAATATTAATTTGTTCTCTTGAGTACTTATAATTTTTATTTTAATAAATCTTTATATTCCTGTGTCAACTCAAAGCCCTCTGCTTTTACCACTTTTTCAATATCAGTAGCCTTTAAATCAAACCAAAATTCTTTGTATTGATAGAAAGTAATATCTTCTTTTACTGCTTCTTTTATATCGAAGCGAATTAGTATGCCTCCTTGTGTGTATTCAACTAATAAAGGGCTTCTAGTGCTTTCGCTGTTTCTTAATTTGTATGCCATGGTTGTTTATGTTAGTGAGTAGTATTTATTTATTTTTCGTATGGTTGTTAAAAATGGTATTTCATCTTTGTATTTTTAATTTGATCAATCAGCACATGGCTTCCGGTAAATATTACATGTTTTTTATTGTCTTTACTTATTTGTAGGGTTAAATAATCGCCTTCTTTTAATTTGCTTTCTTTTTATTCGCATTCAGCGAAAAAACGCCAGCTTTGCCACTGTTATTCGCATTACTGCCGACTAGAACGACCTGCCAATCTAAATGTAACAACCCTAATTTCATTTTATCTTTTCTTATTTATACTCATTCTAAATTAAAAGCAAAGGCGACCGCCAAAATTCACAACGTCAAGCGACCAAGCGTCAGCCGCAGCCAGCGAAAAAACGCCAGCCGTGCCACCGCTATACGCCCTACCGCCGACCAGAACGACCCGCCAATAATCTCTACCAACTTCACTATATTGATAATAATAATCGCATATCTCTTCTGTTGCAGTTCCTCCTCCTGCACTAGGAATAAATCCTGTAACGTTTACGATATTGCCTATATAATCAGAAGCAGCCCCAATATAAGGTGCATCGCATAAGTGCTGCATATTAGTACTAACCTGGTCGGCAAAATATGTGGAATTATTAGTTACATATACAGGTTGTGCGGCTGCTGAGCCTGTCCAAGTGCCATCCCATGTAATACCATCAACCATTTTCCATACATTGCCAAATAGGTTTTCAATACCACGGTATGTCATGTAATCGGTTGCATAATTAACACCACCATTGCTTACAGAGTTAGTGCCGTTGCCGTCTCCTATACTTAAACCTGTTAATCCTATATAGCTGTCGGCAGTCCATCCGCCGCCACTTAATGCAGTACGTCCGCCTCCTATCATTGTTTGTGAATTAAAATCAGCATATTCAACTAAATATAAAAGTTGTACAGCACTATGTAGGTAATAATCTAACTGCCTAAATCCTGTACCTCTTTCGGCTGCCATTGCTCGATATTCGGTACGAGTTTCGTTTGTTTTAGCCCATGTTCCTGCTACAGAAGTCATTTTATCGCCACTTGCGTAAATACTGCTAGGTATGCTTGCTTTTGCACACATCGTACCTGTGCTTGCATCGTACATGCCGCCCTCAAATGCGCTCATATATCTATAGTCAACTTGCTGTCCATCTTTCCAAAAAGCTGGGTGTAATTCATAACCGGGTAGGTCGTATTTTGAGATATACCAGCTATTTGTTGTTGATACTAACGTGTGATTAAAATAGAATTTAGGCGTTTCAACCATCACTTGACCATCAGCACCGCCGAAATTTGCTGTACCTATATCATAAAGTTCACCTGAAACGAAAATATCACGTTCGAGAGATAGTGTGTTAAGATCGTCAACGGCTGTTATAATGCTATAAGTGTCGTCGGTTGAGTTGTAGGCAAATTGCCCTGCTGCTATTCCATCGGTAACAAAGTCTGCTCCACTATCCACTAATTTATTAGCAGTAGTTGCATCGGTTGTGTCGGAAATTGTTACAGTTGTGCCATCTTTCATAATGGGGTTGGTGGCATCAATGTAATAATTAACTGTGCCATCATCTGCCAATAAGCAGCGTTTCATGTCGCTTTGAATTGGTAAATAATCATCGCCTGCGCTTACGCTTGTTGCTATGCCTACAAGTGAGCCGAGCCGTGTATATTCGTCATTTGCTGAATTCCATGTTACTCCTTGTGAGAGTTGAAGTTCGATTATTGCGGCTGTGTTGGTGTTTACATCGGTGCGTAATGCTGTAACTGAATCGTTTGTGTAATTATAAACAGCATCTGCATCGACTAAACTATCTGAGCCGTTTAAGATTGTTCCGCTTGTTACTATCGTAGCCGCTCCACCAATTGTTAATAGTCCATCGCTTGCTATTGTACTGGCTGTGAAATCTCCGTCAACATCAACGCCTCCGCTAAAATCTGTAAATACTAATTGGTCGCTCGTATTAATTGCCACATTTCCTAAATCGTTATCGCTTGCAATAAAATTAATTTGTCCGCTTATATTTGCTACATCGTTTCCCAATGTCATTGTATTTTGAACATCTAAAGTTCCAACGGTTGTTAATGCCCCTGCAATAGTTACATCGTCAGGTAATCCGATAGTAATAGTCTGCGAGCCTGCCGAAGTGTTAACCTCGTTTGCTGTTCCCGCAAGTGTAAAAGTCTGCGAATCTAAATCAACCGCTCCCGTTCCTGCATCACCCGCAAAGTCTAAATCCTGTGCCGTTACCAAAGCATCCACATATGTTTTATTTGTTAAATGGTCGCCCGCTGTTGGTGTTGGATTTGAACTTACATAATCGTCAAATACATATCCTGCCGACTGTGTATTAGTCCAATTCCATGTCGCCAATGTCGGGTCTGCATTCGGTGTTAATGTAACTGTTAATGTTTCATCTGTATCACCACCTGCATCGCTATCGGCATCAGCCCACATATTAAAACTTGGTTGCAGATCATCAATACCTGTAGCACCCATGTTTAAATTACCACCTGTTGTTATTGATACAGGAGCCGTTGTTTCTCCTAATGGATAAAACCATAATCCCACATCAGCATCAAAAAATAATGTTCTTAGTAATGCGCCTGCAACTTGTTGGTAAATTGAAAAATCTATGTCCTCTGATCCACTTCCTACATCTGTTGCATTTACATTTATTGTTGCATTTATATCTAAGTCAGTTGCGTTTAAATCTTTAAGATTTATTATTGGTGTTGCGTTCTGAAATATTGGATTTGCCATCCATGTTTTGACACCGTAGGCGTTCTGTGCTGTTAAGGTGTTTACAAAATAACTCGTATCTCTACCCATAAAGGTTTCGGCATCGACCAAAGGTCTGTTCTGCGCCAATCCAAATAAAGGAATTAGCAATATAAATAAAATAAGTTTTTTCATAGTTTCTATTTATTTGGATTAGTAATTAATCTTTGGTTTACATCGACCGCTCCACCGCCCGCAGTATCGACCGTCATAATAATTTTTACATTATCATATACGGTATAACTGTCATCAAATGTAATTGTGGTATCTGTTGACATTACAGCACTCGCCATTTTCGGATATGGAGCATAGTTAACGCCTAAGTCCATACTTTGCCAAACTGTCAATGTAATATCCACCGCTCCGCCTGTTCCTGTGAACGTGAATTGAGTCCCCCATTTTGCCGAACTTTGTGGGTTTCTTAAATCAATTACCCATTCCGAAGTACCGTTTGAAATATCGTATTGTGGAATAGTCCTCAATATCATATTATCCTGTACTAAAGTTCCCTGCGCTGCAAGACCTATGCTTGCGAAAATTGCTAAAATTAAAATTATTTTTTTCATTGTTTTATAAATTTACCATGTTGAAATTGCTACTCTTTTTTTAGACATCCCAGCTAGTTCCAGTATTTGTCCATGTTCCACTAATTTTTTCCTGTAAATAAATTGTATCTCCGCTCAATAAACTCTTGCCGAGCCTGACCCTGTCGGATTCTCTGGGTCTGCATTTACCACCTCGCCAGTTAATCGCTCAACTAAAAACCCGCCCACTATTCGGGGGGCTAAAGCATCCGAGCGGTTGTACTCTGTTAAATCCTGTTGAACACAATAATTAATCGCCACACTCATTAACTCGTTGGCTTTAATCATTACGCTTTCTTTATATTTTGCTCTCTGGGTATCTGTAACTCCGTTTGCATCCTGTGATGTTAATTGAAATACTCCCCTGTTCGATAATTCAAATGCCAGTTCCTCAAATGCAACATATTTCACATAGTATGCCAAAGCGGGTTTAACAAATTCCATTAATCCCGAATAGTCACCAATGTTATTAATCAAATCCGTATATAAGTCATCCGTCAATGCGGGGCGTATGTATTTCCATTGCGCCACATTTACGTCAGATTTTTTAATTCTGTCATTGTCAATATCCCTGTTAAATGCTATGTCGATTATGTCTGCTATTGTTGCTAACATTATTTCTTGAGTTGATAAATTAAAATTTGTTGTGCGGGGTCTAACTTGTCAAATGACATTCCCCTTGATTCTCTCATTTCCCAAACTGTCATTAAATCGGTGTCGCTTATTTCCTCTGTCGGGGACTCGTTAATAAATTCGATTTCCCCGTATTTAAAGTCCCCCAGTAAGCCGTTCAGTACTTTTGTGTATTCAGCTTGCTTCGGGAGTATTGAACTCGATAGAGCCACTTTATATTCATCGTTTATTCTGTTGGTGTCAAAGCCTGTTGCGTCCTGATAGCCTGCCAAACTTCGATACCATGAATGAATCATAACCAATTGGTTGTTGGTAACGTCTTTTAAATTTACATAATTACCCTCAACCTCTTTACGAAAGTCGATTAACTCTGGTTTTATTCCTGTGTCCCCGTTATAATAACCAATTTTTAACTTGCCGTGATTTTCTGCTCCTGTGTCCTCTGCCTGTATTTTGTCGCTTAATTCTTTTGCTTCGGTGTCTGAAACATTTGGTATAAATAACATTCCACTTATTGCATGGCTGTTTTCTAAATCGGATTTGTTAGACTCGTCAACTAATCCACTTATAACCGCTGTTCTTAATCCAGCATACCAGGTAGGAATACCATTTATAAACTCGGGTTCGTATTGCTTTTTCCAAATTACAGACCGCATTAATCCGTCCTCCTCAACAAAGTTTGGGTATATGGGACGCTCTATAATATCGGGTGAATGAAGTGTTACATTTTTCCAAGTCGGGTGAAAAAATACCCTGTCTAAATCTTTTCCTATTCTGCCTTTTGTGGAGTCAACATGGTATAATTGTAAAAATGATTTTCGGCTGTCAGTTACTATGTCAATAAAAGTATTGCCTGTGCTAAATTCATCGTACATTAATCTACTGACAATTGTTTTTAAGTCGCTGCCCTCATTATTAATTGCACCTTCCAGACCGTCAATTCTCGACCCTGATGTGTACCTAACTTTTGAGTTTAACAACGCCCTGTGATTTGAAACAGTACGCCCCAATAATGAAAACATCTGCGGGGCTTGATTGTCTGCTCCAAAATTTAACCACTCGCCCGTAAAAGGTGTTATAACCTGCGGAGTAAGAAAATCAATAGCTTTATTTTGTATAATTATTTCTTTCATGTTACTAAAAAGGGGGACATTCCACCCCCTTTCCCTCCTTTTCTGAATTACTAAAACACTCTATTCTTTTTTCCTCGATGAATGGATGCTTCATGTCAAAAAGTAATTTCAACTCCTGCTGAGTTGCATTTTCCAATATAATCTTTTTTCGTTGATTAGGAAAATAAACAACTGTGTCTTTTGCTTTGCCACTCTTTACAATATATGTCATGAGTTCCAAGTTATTAATGCTGATGTTCCCGCTACTATTGCAGCGTTTGTTGTTGTGTTGAAAGGTACTGGGTCGTAACCCGTTTCGCCCTCTAAAGTGATTGTGTAAGCACTTGTATCCTCGTCAGATGGTTTTACCCCACTGTCAAAGTTGGTAGTGATTTTGTTCAGAGGTCGTTTGCCTAATTCTGTACCGTTCCACCCTACAAGCCAAGCCTGTGAATTGCCGTCCAATACAATTGCTACCGCTCCACAAGTCGCAGCGTTCACAAGTGATTGTTTTGCTGTTACAAGTGTTTTGGTCATCTTACTGAATTTTGATTCAATTTTGTTATTCTGGAAAAACGAACTTCCGCCCGCACCCTCCATTGTTAACTTAATAGAATCAATATCAGCATCAAATTCATGGAAAGTTGTTGCCTCCGCTACGAATGTAATCGCTGCCACCTCCAATGCTGTTACTGTTACCGTTGCAACGCTCGCCACTTCCAGAAAAACAGGTTTTGATTACCTGGAATATTTGTTGTGCAAGTCTTTGCATAGTTTGCTATTGCCATTTATTTCTTTTTATTGGTTTCTCAAATAGATGTTCATACCCTTTTGTTTTGCTCAACGCAAGTAAGGTTTTATAATCTGCTGTACTAAAATCTATCTCACCCTTAGTTGGGTGAAATAGTTTCATAGTCAAATTTTCTTTTTTCAGTTTCATAACTTAATATGCTACAACTGTTAATTCTGGTAACCAGTAATCGCCTCCAACTGAAAGCTGAACTCTGGCTCTGTTTTCGTTCTCGTCTTTATTCCACCATAAGGCACTTTCTGCAAAGTTTCCTGCTGTGGATAAAATTGGCGCAATGTTTTCGGGTACTGTTAAAATTGCCCTGTGAGGATAACCGAAGTCGTAAGCGTCAATAGCTGCATCGATAGGCATTTCAACTATTGGAATACCATTAAATTTCAACTCGGTAACTCCGTTAATCAGTACGTTTCTTTGGCTTTCGCTTGTTTCCAAACTTGCTCCCGCTACTCCTAAAGTAGTTTCGTAATTCTCAATCATTGATTGAGTTGCCAAAATAACTTTCTTTGGCGTGGAATTGCTTTCAATGCTCTGGGCTGTCCCGTTACCATTGAATTAAAGGCTGCCATTGCTTCACCTGATGTCAAAGCGGCTGCGGCTGTGTTTGGTGTGGTTGGTACTGAACCGCCTGCAAGGTCAGATACTAAGTTTACAGCTGTACCATCGTCAAATGCTACTCCTGCAACTGCGGCTGTGAAAATTAATGTAGTTGAGCCTGTCAATACCAAACCTACTTCAAGATAGGAGGCTGCATATGCCGCTACAAAGTTGGCATGAGTGGTATTTAAATCTGTATCGAAAGTCGCTACTTTTGCAAGTCCTTTTACTGTAACGGTTGCTGTTCCACTTGAACCCGTCAAAGTAATTGTGTTAACCTGTGCAACGGCTGCGTTATTCATTGCAACGTGCTTCACTTGGTCAACTGTTGGGCTTGTTGCCGCATTACCGATTAAAGAAGTCCATAACCCATCGACTGGATTAAAGCGAATATCAGCGTCATAGGCTGAACTTACAACCTTATTTGGAAATACGCCTGTTCCTTCTGCCTTTTCAACAATTTTATCGGTATTAGCCAAATAAAATACTTCCATAATTCCTTGAGCGATGCCCATTGAAAATACCAAGTATTCTGCTAATGATAAATATTGCTCGTCTGTTGGTTCAACAAGTGGATCAAGTCCTAAAAGTCCGAAAGGAATTTTAGCCATAAACTCACTTTTGAAAATGTCATTCTGAAACGCATTTTTCAGATCCTCAGTTTGGCGTTGAATTATACTTAAATAATCCTGTTTGCTCCACGCTCGTTCAGACTTAAATTCACCTACTGTAAATGCCTTTTTGTTTTTGGTCGAGGCTGTTCCTCCTTGAAATCCGTCTGCATATGCTGCAAGAGCATTGCCCGCACTTCCGAAAAATGTTAACTTAATGGAACTCGCTCCATCTGTATAAATAGGTTTCATTCCTGTTGGAAGATAACCAGTAAATTGAGGTCTTACAATTATATCAAGTGTTTCTGCACCTGTATAAGTCGAACCCGCTGTTGTCAATGTTGCCATAACTTATAATTTTTTAAATTTTTGTATTTCGTCAATAACTGTTTTTGCGTTACTGGCGTGTTTCTTTTCTTTGTCTGTTAACTCTGTTTCAAGCAATGGAGGCTCACCGTTGTTTAGCTTCATCCCTTTTGCTTTCGATGCGTTGTATTCTGTTTCCATTGCATTAAATTTGGTTTGTAAGTCGGCTAAAACTTTTATAGAATCTTCAACCGCTGTTTCGTGATCCGCTTCTATTTTAGTTTTTTCTGTTTCCAATTCTGTTTGCTTAGTCTGTAAATCTTCAACAACTAATTTGTGTGCATCTTCAACCTCATTAACCGCTGTGGCGATTGCTTCAGTATGATCAATTAGTAAAGCCTTGTTAATTACCTCCAATTGTTCAGTTTGTAGGTATGTTCCCTTTTCTTCGTCAATTACCAAACCTTCGATTTCAAGTAATGAATTGACTTCTTTAAATTCTTTATTCATAACAATTTTTATTTTGTTTAATATATCCTGTTTTTCATCTGATGTTAAAATTTTTGCCTGCGCTGTGGGTTTGAAAGTATTATCTATAAATCCAAAAGACTTTGCCTCATCCGCATCAATCCATTTTTCCTCTTCCATTAATGAATGAATCTGTGATTTGCGTTTGCCTGTTTTGTTCTTATAAATGTTTACTATTCTGGAATCCCATACGTCCAATTCGTCGGCTGCTTCCCTTAACTCGTTGGCGTTACCCATTGTCATAGTCCAAGCGTTATGAACCAGAAATAAGGCGTTCTCCGACATTTCGACTTTGCTTGCTCCCATTGCTACAATTGTTCCGCTCGATGCCGTTGCCCCTATTATCTTTGCCGTTACGGGTGCATTGTGCATCTTTAATAAGTCGTGCATAGCTAAAGCGTGATCGACCGACCCGCCTAAACTCGAAACTATTAAATCAATGGGTTTTCCTATGGCTGCTTTAATATCAGCATTTAATGATTCCATTGTGTTACCCTCTTCAAACCAACTTTCGCCAATATCTCCGAATAATTCAATAGTTACTTTTTCAGTTTCATTTCTAATATTCATGCGTCAAATTTACAACACGAATTAGAGTTTTACAAATTGGGATTCCGTCTTTATAGTTGGTAAATTGGTTATAAGGCGCGTCGCTGTTGGTATAAACACAGGACAGTCAGTATCAAAATTAAGCGTCCTATCGTTGCTTTTAATGGCGTATCTATATAGTTTAGGGTAGTACGTTACCTCGTACCCTTTTTGCTCTGCTATGGCTGTTAATCGCTTAATAAATCCTTCCATATAGTACTGGGTGATAGAAACAATTTCTTTGCTATCTTTTCAATCGCTTTGGTAGAGTTCTTGGCTTTCCATACGTTTTTTTAACGTAAGTCCTGCGCTCTGCTAATTTTGATTTGTTCATATATCCCCGTTTTGTTCAATTAATATAGCTTCATTTTGTGCCTGTAATGCCTCTACTGGGTCGTTAATTACTGCTTTGTCATTAATCCCATTGATTAATCTGTCCACCGATTCATCGGATAACTCTTGTGTGCGCTGCGATGCGTTGGCTACAAATCCGCCCGACTCGTATGTGTTTCCTTTTGCGTTCATTTCTAACAAATTACTTCGCCCCCAGTAATCAGCGGCTTTATTACTAAACATCACTTCTCCGCCCTCTGCCTCAAAACCACTTTGTCCTGCTATTGAAAAAGGTACTCCCCCGTTTGCATGGCTCGCCCCTTTAATTTCTCCACCATCTTCAAATTTAACGCCTGCTATCTTTGCGATATTAACTGCTCCCATTGCTCCAATAATGGCAGCAAGTGCAATTCCTAACCATGCGGGTTGTTCATCCAACGCTCCGATAATTCCTAATGATGTACCTATTATAGCTTTCCCAATTGCAGCTGCTTTATATGCTGCACTTTCCCTATCTGCTATTGCCATTGTCGCATCAAAAGTGGTTTCAGCAATAGTTAAAACATTCTTACCGACAAGTTCCTCAAGTTTCTGTCTTGCCGTACCCAGCTTCATTATTATAGCTTTCCGCTTTTCGGCATAATCCTTTTCACTTATTAGCCCGTCATTAAAATTTCTATTTAAGGCGTCCAGTTGTTTGTCTAATTCAACTTGTCTGTCGTCTGTCGTTTTGGCAAAAAGGTCAGCGGTAAATTGCTGTAATGCTGCTAATCTTTGGGACTCTGGGTCATCCGCAATAGTAGTAACTTCATCTTCAATTTCCTCATCTTCGCCAAGAGTAAAATCTTCTTTTATTGCTTGGTCATATTTGGCTTGTGCAATGGCTTCCTCTTTTTCCAATACCTGTTCCAAATATTCAAGATTTTGTTGCGCTATCTCTAATTTTAAATTATATTCCTTTTGGAGTTCATCATAATCCTTACGTCGAGTAACATCGCTTATATCCGCTAATATTTTAGCAGTTTTGGCAGCTTCATCTTCAATTGCTTTATTCGTTATTTTGGCTGCATCTATTTTCCTTTCATCTGCTAACTGTCGAGCCTCTTCAATAGCTGCCAGCCTTTCAACTGCTATTTGGTATAGATCCCTTTCAAATTTATCTGTTGATGTTTTTTTATCCTTATTAAATGAAACCCAATTATATAAATCTATCTCATCTAATTTATTTAATTCATCAACTGTTTTCTTACGCTCTGTTATTCCTTTAGCCCCTAAATTAATCAATCCAACACTCCATAAAGATACATATTTATCAAAACCCGACACATATTCATCGGTTAAACTGTTCATAAAATTAGAAATCGTATCAAAAAATGTAGTAAAAAACCCATCACTTTCCCTAAATGTAAGTACAACACCATCCCATGCCGACCCCATGCGAGCCATTGCGTCAATCGTATTATCGGTCTTAGTTGCAACCATTTCATCCAATGCATCGTTTGCCCCCTCTATGGCATCCTTTAATGTTAATACGTCGTCTGCCCCCTCTAATAAAGTG